CATTCACCTCTGATACAGCTGAAGAAGTAGGTAAACCTAATAAAACAGGAAATGTTGATCAGGGAACTATAGTAAAAACTAAAATATTACCTGGTGCTCCTGAAAAAGCACAAGCTATTTGGCAAAATTATGTAAAAGACATGGGAATACCTAAATTTCCAAAAGGAGATATTCCATCTCCTACAGATACTGAACCTGGAAGAGAAAAAGCAGATAATCCCGATATACAATCTGTAGCTGATAGGGTTAAAGCAAGCAGTAGTTTACAAAATATAGTAGGAAATATAAATAACGAAACTGAGTTAGAAGCTTTACTTTTAGCTTTAGTAGGAACTGTAAATCCTGAATTCCAAGTATCTAGTGGAGGATCTAACATTAATAGAGGATTAACTAAAACTTCTAACTTAATTAAAGAAGTAAATATTCCAAATGATGTTGCTC